ACTCCTAGTCGCGCCCCGGGCGAATTCGTCCCGATTCCTACATCGCCCCCAGAGGTGATCCTCATGCGCTCGGTGCTACCCGCCGTCCCTGTGCCGCTGCGATTTGCATTGCCAAAGATGAGGCTGCCGCCGTCAGATTGGAAATACCCGAATGGAGTACTGGCATCCGCTACGCCTTTATCTTCAAGCAACAACCTAGCTTCGGTGTCGCCCTGAATGCGAAAATTGTTTGTGAGGCCATCGAACACATACCTCGATCCCGTCTGCGCTGTAGAGGTTCCCGCTAGTATTTCCCCCGCCGAGGTGATCCGCATGCGTTCGGTAAAGCCATTAGCAGCGCTTCCACTTCCTCCGGCTGCCGAAGTTCGAATGATAACATTGCCTCCTGCGCCGCTTCCGGTGCCTGAACCTCCATTTAAGCGAAGATCTCCACCTGTGATATTGGTTCCAGATCCAAGAGTACCGGTAATGGTTCCTGCTAAAGGGGCCGAGCTTGAAATAGCATTGCCGACATAAAACCAACCAAGTTCATCAATAAAAACACGCCCTGCTCCACCCGTTGAGAACCCGAGCCTGTTGCCACCTACTCGGTATATCCCCGTATCAGGATCAGCACTAAAGCTCATCGACGGTGCCGCCCCCGTGCCATCGCCAAACAAGATGGTGCCCGCCGTAGCAACAGGCGCAAGCCGTACAGGTGCGTACACGGTACGATCCGCAAAGGCTGGAGTAGCTACAAGCAAGCTAGAAAGTACAATGGCAAGGAGCTTTCTCATTAGTAGTACCCAAAGATATCAACACTTCCTACAGTTGGAGCAACACCTGCATGTTTACATTTCAATGCAGTCTGAATGTACTTCCTCGACTCTCCCAGGTTAGGACGATACGAGCTATATGCAGGTATCTCTACAGGGTTAGTGTCATCCCAAGTACAGAAAATATCCTTATCTGTATTGTTAAGAATATCGACATCAACTAGCGGCTTTCCACCAGCTAAAAACTGCGTGTACGAAGCAGTAACACTACCAAACGCTACAGAAGCTGATACGTAAATTGGTTGGTTGGGAGACTGTCCGTGTGCCAGACCTACGTAACAAAGCGAAGCTATAAGATAGAATATGTTTTTCATAGCGGTATAGTAAAAAGGGGGATTGCTCCCCCTGTTTGTTACGTAGCCTTAGTAAACTTTAAATAAAAGAAAGACGTTCCATTTGATACTACTACATAGCAATTAGTATCAGCGTCGTTATCTTTTACAATTCCCACAAAGCCAGACGCAACAGTAGCAGGAGCACCAAACGAAGTAGTTAATTCTGCTGCTGTAGGGGTAGTGTCGTTTACATTGTTAATTGCCATTTTGGTACGAACACCACCAGCCGTAGCATTGACTGCGTTAGTGCTAGTAACGGTTGTAAAGGTACCGTTAGACACCTCTTCAGCCTGCTCAGGTGGCATACCCAAACCAATTAAATTTACTGTACTTGGCATAAATCCTCGCAAAAAGGGGGGATTGCTCCCCCCCTAATTTAATTAGTTGACCTTAAGATGTCCGACTGAAAACAACGTAACGGTGCCAGCACCAGTTAGTGTTTCTAGTCCAACAACGTAAGCAATCTTAGTTGTTGAAGCATCGTCAGCTACGCCAGCAGTTGCTGTCGTAAAAAGGTTAGCTTTTGCAGCATAAGATGCAGCAGCTTTGCCTTTAATACCTGAACTAGCTCCACCACCATTCAAACCACCAACCCATACCCAGAGATACTCGTCGTCAGCAGCAGCTACTTGAGCTACTCCAACAAGAAGTCCCTGAGAGCCAGCATTGGTAGTTGTCAGCATTGCAGCCTGACCATCGTTTTCGATTTTAACGAAAGCGTATTGGTCAATGGCTCCTGCGGCCTGAACAAATACAAATTCCCCTACCGGCGAGCTTCCAACCATTCCAAGCGATGCAGGCAAGGAAAGTTTGTCTGTCTGAACAAAAGTCCTTTTGTAATCAACTCCGAAAGATCCACTCTGTGACATGTTCTATCCCTCCACTATTACTGATAAATAACACCTTGGAGAGCCGGAGCAGAGCAACAGAGGTTTCCTTCAACGAGAATTACGGTGAAGAAAGCATCCTGATCAACTGGCCTATCCATTGTTGGTGCTAGAGGTTTAAAGTCAGCGCCACGAACCATATCGAAAGTCCAATACTTAGTATTGAGCAATCGGCATGAATTAGTCTCAAGCACCTGACCACCAAACCCACCATCGAATACAAAGTCGCATCCGTCATAGTTAAGCACACGGAAACCAGCTACAGCTTTCTTTGCAGGAAGCTGAATACGCTGAATTGCCGTTAGTGAACTATGGAGATACTTCCAAGCGGTACGGTCCATAAGACCGAGGTCTGGCTGCTCATCTCCTCGGGTTAGACGGCTGATAACGTCAGTAATATTTTCCTGTACGTTAGCTGCTGCCAAAGTTACCTGAACAGCGTAGTTACGTGCCCAAGTGTTAGTACCACGATCTATCGTTCCGTAGGTTCCAGACGATGGTGACGTAGAAACAGCTTTTTTAATGCCGTCAAACTCAAGTCCACCAAAAGCCGTTCCATCGCCTCGCAAAGAGGTAGAAACAGTATTCTTTAGACGAGAAATTGCAGCCTGCATTTTGGATTCAGCAAGATCCAAAAGCTGTGCTTCGTCGCGGTTGGCCCTACGCTCACGTCCGCTAATTGCAACAGGCTCATAAACCTGCTTAATAGCAAAACGAAAAGCCGTAAGGTCATCAATGGCGTTAAGGTTAAATGAATCAAAACCCTGGTAGAACTCTCCTACAGCGTTGTCATTATACATGACAGGCTTACGAAGCTCATAACCACCAGAAATTTTACGAATAAGACCCTGATCGTCCAAAGCAGACAATAGTGGATTATGCCTAAGCACAGTATCCGCGATTGAATCTGACTGGTCGAAAAGGGTTGCTACGATTGCCTCTTCCAAATTTGGCATTTGGTTTATCCCTTAAAGTTTATGGGATAACCTTTGTTTAATCGCCAGCAAATCGCCGCTGTAGGTTATCCCGTATATTTTTTGCTTCTATTCTGGGAGAACCGCTACCTGCGGAGCCAGATATTGACCTTGCAGCAGCCTTAGCTTTTTGGACTGTGGCTTGCTGTTGTTGTATGGCCGGACCAGCAGCTATTTTAGAAACCAAGCTGGAAAAGGTCGGATTGCCATTTACTACGTAGTTGTAAGCAGTTTCTAGCACTTGCTCAGGGGAGGCGTACCGCCCTGTTGCGTTTAGTGCCTGTACTACTGGAGCCATCTCAGCTTCTAACTGCGCTGCTGTTTCTGGATCTCTAAATAGCGGCTTACTACTCATAAATGAGTTTACAACTTGTTGGTTGATATACTCAAGAGCTTTTCTTTCCTGTTCCCCTTGTAAAGCTCTATACCGCTCTTCAGCAATTGATTCTGCCTGTTCCTTAGTCAGATACTCAGCTTGCTGCTGAGGCGCGTATTGCTGATTTATGAGGTCCTCAGGACGTATCCCGTAGCTTTCAAGCCATTCACGAGCGGCTTCTATCGGGTTAGCGCTCATAGCCTGATCCCAAGCTACGGCTTTGCTGGTTACATCAGCTATGGAAATACCGTCTTTGGCGTACTCGTTTTCGTATCGTTTAATAGTTTCGTAGAGTCCTGAAGTTTCTTTTCTTAGTTGCTCTACTTCTTGCATTTTACGGCCATAATCTGCGCGAGTCTCATAAGCTCGACGATTAAGGTAAGATTGCAAAATATGAGCATTAGCTGAAGTAGGATTAAGAAACGCCTCTTTTTCTGAAGCGTTCATATCAGCAGGTGGCGCTAGGATGGGCTTATCTTCTATTGGCGCTACTTCTTCTTCAGAAGACGAATTATCATTATTTTCTTCCTTTGTGTTTGTTTCATTCAACTGTTGTTTTAATGTCTCTCTAATTGAGAGGTCAGCTTGTTGCTTATCTGCAACTATTTCGGTTGATTCGATTTCGTTATCGTCGGCCATGTTTATACCTTTCAATCATTTCTTGCTTTAGACTGTTGATTAGCTTTTGTTCGGATGCGCCAGACTCGCGATCTGGGATGTACCCTTTTTCATAAGCATCACCAACCTCAATAGCTCCAGCAGCTTTGTAAGCAGCTCGTAGCTTTGATTTACTGGTATAGATCTCTTTTGGGTTAAGCGGATTGCGCGTTGGTTCCATCTCATCCTGTATAAACAGGTCACGAGCATTGGACTGTACGCGGCGCTGAACCTCTTCTATTGGGACAACTTTTTTCTGTTCGTGGCAGTATTGAAATAACTTGTATTTGCTCATTTAATCATCCATTAGCATAAACAACATTAAGAATCTTGTTCGTTTTGCTTTTTCTTCTTTTTCTAAGTTCTGCCTTTCTAATGCTTCTTCTGCTACTCGTTTAGCTTCTAATGCCTCTTGTTTACGCCCTGCTAGTATTTGAGCAGCTAAGTATTCCTCTAGTAACTCTTCTTCTGTTTTTAGCTTTTTACGACGCCTTAAACCTCTAGCAAGTATATCAGACGTATCGGTTACCTTGGCCTGAATAAAGCCATTAGGTAAGCCGTACATCATGTGTAAATGGTTTTGAAATCCTCCATTAGTCACTGTTTATCCCAATTATAGGTTCTGCTGTAGAATCAGTTGTGACAGTGCGAGTACCTAAAACTGTTGTATCATCGCTCTTTGTTACGGTTAATGATGCGCCTGAAACTTGTGTATTATGTACGCCCTGCGCCACCATTCCGTACAAAGATTTAAGGCTTAATGTGTCACCATCTGAACTAGCTTCAACGTTAGCTGTTGAACGCCGAAGTACGATATCTGCAATTTTGTTAATATCGTCTTCTGTTAAAACACGACTACCCAAAATGTAACCGGCTTCACCTGCAACGTAACTACCAGGTAAAGCAGTCGACCAAGGATCTCCTGCTGACGCTGCCGAATTTAGTTTATTACCCATTGTACCTGCGGCGTTGTAATCAGCAGATAGTGCTTCCCAAACAGCAGCCGCTAATGATTGCGGAGATAGCGGTGTAAACGGCGTAATGTCTCCAGCTAAATTACCTGTAGCACGAATAGTTGCTAAATTTGTAAACGTTGCAACGGTAGTGCCAATAAGATTAACAATGGCACCAATAGTTGCAGCATTAACCGTGACCGTAACAGTCGTACTACCAGTGGCGTTTAACGCCCCTGCAAGGCCTCCAGTAGTTGTAAAAGTAACGCTGGTCGAGCCTATAGCAGATACAACCAGGTTAAGTTGAGCGGGCGAGACAACGAAGGTGATGGAGCTGGACCCAATAATCGGACGCCCCAATGTTCCACTACCACCAACAGTAAAAACTACCTCACAAGAGCGAGCGGAAATGCGCCCTGACTGTAACGGCATTAACCACGCTACTGGATGGTTGGTTCCATCTGGCTGTGCGGAACGATTGCCAAACGCCGCTGTCTGATTGCGCCTAGTTCCCCACAACGGCAACATGCCAGTTTGTATGGTCACACCACTAGCTGTCCCAACTAACCTGCCAGCAAAAGCCGAATAGCTTCCTGTAGTGCTAGTTGGGAGTTGTCCGTTAAACCGCAGCGCCATTATCTTTAACCACCCCAGGCATAACGAAGGACACCGAAGAAGTTGGTACTAGCTGGCGTTGCTGCTCCTGAATATGCGAGCCACGATAAGCACGCATTGGAGGTTGCTGCCGACTCTTGAATCATTGGCAACGATGGAAACTGATTGAGCATGTCACGCTCTGATAGCAGGAATTGCGTGGTCACTTGTATTTCCATGATTGGCTTAGCAAGAACCAGATTAGTAAATGTACTAGCAGTGCCGTTAGCAGCGCTTTGTTGCCACTTTTGAACACTTCTAATTCCAGTATCTCCAGCCTGAAGCGGGAAAAACGGACCAATGTTATTGGCTGCTGTTCCTGTGTGATAGATATGTGAGTTTACCGCAGATGCCGTAGCAGCTACCGTTTGGGGAAGGTTTCGCGTTCCTACGTTGCTTTGATTAGTATACTCTAGCGTGATGTTGTGAGCACTTGCTCCTGTAGTTGTAGGCGCAACTACGCTGTAAGCCATAACACCGGCTCCGTTTGTATATCTTGGCAGTGTTAGAGAGTTAGCTAACGTGAGCTGTGTGCCTGTATTACCATCAATACGAGCATAGCAACCCAATAAATCAACTAGCAGTAAAGTAATCGGAACAGTAGTAGCGCCCGCTGTTTGTGCTGACATCGTAAGCAAGTGCTTTGTGGCGGTTCCACCGGTAAGATCCCCAGGCCAAATATTGCCTTGCCTGCTAGCATCATAAGGCATGAATCGTGGAGTCTGACCGTTTGTACCGCCAGCAATAACAATCAAGTTATCTACAGTCATGGTTTGCCCAGAGGCCGCAGTAATTGCTATCTGCTGCGTGGGGCTTGCCCCTGTAGTTACAGCAAGAGTTGAAGTTGTCGCAGTAGTAATAGATGAAGAGGCAGTGCCCCCAATATCAATAGTAATACCGCCAGTACCAGACGGGGCTGATGTGGTGACAATAACCGTATACGTGGTAGACGCTTCTATAGTTGCAAGAGGCGTTTGAGTTAACGACCCTGCCGTTCCAGCCGTGTGCACCATCGTACCTGCGACGTTCCACGCCCAACCACCAGAACCAACTCCAGTCCACTCTGCTGCCGAGTCAAAGCCCCAGTTCTTTACGTAGTTCCCGTGGTAGCCTTGTCCTCTATCGCTTGCACCAAGAAAGAGATCGTACCATCGACCGGCAGTCATTACTGTGGGCGTAATCCTATTCCACGGCTGTACCCATATTTTGTTATTGGTAGTTACTTGGTTGATTAAATCGTCGTAGCTTGTAAATCCCATAATTTACCTTTTTGTTTTATTCTCTCGCAAAAACTATATGACCTCTGGTTGTTCCTGTTGCGGTGCCTCCAGATATGGGACACACGATATGGTTTAGGTACGCTTGGCTTGGAACCAATGGTGGTACTTTGTGGCGTGGAAACTCTATTTCGTAGGGTGTAATAGTATCAAAAGCTACCGCTTCGCAGATCGGCTTAACCAAGACAAACGCGCAAAAACCACCTGACGAACTAAAGACCGTTACGTTATTGACTTGCTTAATGTCTATGGTACCAACCCCAAGAGGTACAAATGGCGTCATAAAGCCTGACGATGCTGCGGTGGGGCTACTAAATGAATTGATACAGCCAGCGTTTGGGGTCGCGTTGATCCAAAAATTCACGACGGTTGTTGCATTATTGCTTCCGACATATTCGACTTGTACCTGCGTTGGAGACGGCGTGGTTTGTGGAATTGTAGTAACCACCATTAATCGCAACCCTTCAGAGTAACGACTTGCATAGCTTGTATTATCAAAAACCTGCGGATCAGTATTATCCATATCGACTAGTGGATAGAATCCAACATAGTCCAATAGCAAAGCACTACCAGGCCATATTGCGCTTGCTGTGCCCCCACCTGCAATATTGTATCGAACAATATAACTATCCCCACCGAGACCGGCGTTAATACCGTTATTTGACCCACCTATTAGCGGAGTAAACTCTAGTTGATTCCCTACATAGGGATTGTACTTTGGAGTACCAGCAGCCATGGATAGATCAACCCATAAGCCACTGGCTCCAGATACAGGGTTAGCTGTTTTGTGCCAATGCTGACGCCAAACCTTATTACTATCCCAAGAATTTGCTAGTACGTTTACGCCACTAATTGTCATTTGTTATCACTTCAGCAGCTTTTGCTGTTGCTATAATGACGCCACTATAATGTTCACACGTTCTAAAAAAATGCTTATCAAAAACAATCACAGGCTCATCACATTCGCCACATTTGAACAATGGTTCTTCCATCTGAGCATCCGTGGCGGTCTGTGCGTTTGCCATTAGTCCACCGTAACCGTTAAGGCACCAGCAGCAAACTGGGGCTGAATACCGTTGGATATTGATAGCGAAGAAGACAGAGCGCCTTTGAACAACAGGTTCCCAGCTCCAGAAAGGTCCGTCCCTATTCCAAAGTGCGTAGCCGTTGCGCTACCTCCAGTGCATTGAGGGAACTGAACAAGGGCAGTGTTGGAAATAGTTGACGTAGTTAAAGTAAAGCCACCAGCCGTTCTTGCCACAGCAACGCGAGCATATCCTGTATAGGATGCTTCGTTTGTCGACTGATTGCCAGCCTCGCCTGGATCGTTAGTATGCAAGCTAATGTAGAAACTACCAGCGGTAGCAGAGTTCTGCAAACCAGCAGCGTCTCCAATGTTTGCCCAATCTGTGTTTAGAAACAACAAATCCAAGAGAGCTGCTTCTGCGGCATTAGTCATTGACATAATTAGTCCTCATCAATGTTATCAATAGACAAAGTTGTATTTCCCATATCATCCATTCCAATCGTACCTAACTTCTTACTTGGCTTTGGGATAATGTTGTTAATTACTATCGGTTGCTGCTTACCACCTTCGCTAACAGGTTGCGGCCTGTTCTGTATAGTTTCCATGCTCATGCGAATGCGCTCTAGGGACTGCTCACTAGCAAGCCTGCGTTCTTCCATAAGCTTTTCAGACTCAGATAACCGCATACGCATCTGCTCAAGCTCGAGTTTTTGAATTTCAAGAATCTGCTGCATTTGAGCAGTTTCTTGCTTAATGAGAGCTTTATCAGCTTCTGTCTGTGCTGTTGATTGTACTTTGAGCATATCAACCTGAACAGACTGTGCTTTGATTTGCACTTCTTGTTGATCGATACCTAGCTTTTGCTGCTCAATAAATTCTTTAAATTGCTGGTCTTGAACACGAAGTTGAGCATCAAGCTGGTCACGCTGCATCTTAAGCTGTTGATTTTGAATCTCAATTTGATTCTTTACAGCTCTATCTTGCGATTCCATTTGTGCTTGCTGCAAACGGCTTTGAGCTTCAATCTGCGCTATTTGCAATCGGCCTTGTACTTCTTGCATGACTGGGTCTGGCGGCGGCGGTTGTTTAGCTGCCTCTTCCTTCGCCGCAGCAATTTCACCAATCTGACTAAGGGCTTTAGTAAAAATACCATCAAGCTCTTTGCCTCCCTTCATTCGTTTAATTGTATTTTGAAACAAGGCAATACTGAATTCTACTAACGGCGGAAACTGCTCAATCAGCCCTCGCATTTGGTCAAAAAATTGTCCTGCTGTAGCAATTAACGCTTGTCCTTCTTGCTGTTGTTGCTGTTGGTCTATAGCTACCATCGAATCTGAAGCTATTTGAATACGGTAGCTACGTTTCGTGTCGTCGCGTAGTATGTCAATAATTTGACGCTTCATATCCTCGATAAGCATTAGAGGATCTGGCTGTGGAGCTATAGGAGGTAGCTCAACTGGTAGCATACCTTCTTGTCCTGGTTCTGGCATTGGCGCGGGAGGTGGCGTTGGTATAAAGATGGTAGGCTCAATAAGAGCTGTCGCATCTCCAATTTCTAAAATCCTAGCTTCATCAAATTGTTCGCAAATGATAGCGCCAAGTTTAGCGATAGCGTCCGACATAAACTTGGTAAACATGTTCTGTCGTACAATTAACCCCATTGACGACCACTGATTTTCTAACCTGTTGGCCGTAGCAGATTTGTATTGCTCTGAGGTGCCACGTAATAGATCAGAAACTTTCAGCGTTTCGTAAAGCTGCTGTAAAGCATTTTGTCGAATTTCTTGAAGAACATTAAGTGCATTTGCAAATGGCTCAAATGGAGCAAACTCCATAGACCCTTGCAAGCCGCCTCTGCCGCGATTTGCAGGCCAATTATCAACAGGGACACCCTTTAGGTCATCTTCAAAGATTTGTTCAATGGTGCGGCCCATAGCGCTGTCATAAGCAAAGTTAGTGCGTATTGCTTGAGTGACAGCATGGATACGGGTTGTAAGGCGTTCTACTTCTAGAATTTGGTCTTTAACATGAGCGTAATCAGATACTGGGATTACGCTATCTGGATCAATGGATTGTCTGATAACTGAACAGGGATAGAACCCTTCAAATTTGATGGGTGGCTCCATCTCTTCAATAATGGTTTTATCACCACCTTTTTGGATCCAATAAACTTTGTTTGTTGCTTGGCACCAAATTTCAAATACTTCTGCTTTCCCTTCAAACTTATCTTCTTTTCGAGCTATGTCTTTTTTAATGACCTCTGGAAAACTGTCATAGTTTAATTCTTCTGCAACAACGTCGCCAAAAAGAGATTTTGCTTGGTCTCTGTCTAAGAACGCACGTCTAGCCTGCCATTCTATTTCTTGCTCATTCCGAGCATCGGAGCAGAAGTAATCACTGTAAGAAATGACTTCTAAAACAGCTTTTTCATCTGTTTTTTGTTCTACTTCTACAGATTTAACTAAAATGCCCCCTGTTGTTTCTGTAAAGCCTTCTATATCGTCTTCATAAGGCTGACCATTGCCATCCAAATAAGCTCCGCTTGGGTCTTTAATGATAGCAATCTCTTGAAAAACTGTTTCAAACTTAGCTATGTATCTAGCCCATAAAACGGCTTGTCCAGTAAGCAAAAATTGCAGAGCTGCTTGATAACCGATCTTATCAAAATCAAAGTTGCAATCCATGGCATACTGAGTGTTGCGTTCTATAATAACGCTGCCTAGTTCGTAGGGTATGCCACCTGCTCTTTTACGTAAATTTACTTCAGCTTTAGGTGTTGAGCTGTAATAAGCAGGTAGCAGGGTATTAATGCAGTACCACCAAACATTTAATCGTCGCTGTGCGTCTCGTAATGTGTCTACTTGTCTGTGTGCGTTATAAACCCGAATTGACTCTTCAGCGTCTTGAATAAACTTTTTACGTCTTGTTTCTGCATCAGAAATCTGAGCTTTCCACCAGCGACCTGAATACTTTTTAATTAGTGAAACAGGTTGTTTTTTCATATTTTACTCTTAGAGTTTCTAGCTCGTACTTTTGCTATGTAACTTTGTAATTTAACCAAGCCTTTGTTGAATACTTCTGCTGGTTGCTCCCATTTAGAATCAATTAAACGTGCTTTACAAAGATAGCGCAAAGCATCACAATTATGTGACACGACCCCATTGCCCAAAACAAAAGTACTTGTTTTTGGAACATTTAAGCAATACACGTCTTGCGGGGTTTCGGAATAAGATTTGGATTTAACCGTCTTCGCCTGGCTGACATTTTGCAATTCTGATGACAATACTTGGCTTTCCATGCCATGTGTTTTTTTGTTTGAAACTCCGCCTGGCAAAACTCGCAAGTTTTGGTAATTAGCGGCATGTTGGCTGCTATTTGCCTGGCATGTTCTGAATGCCATTCCCGCCCCTGTAGCGACTTGTGCCAAAATTTTGACATCGGCACAGCGTTCTTCAGCAAATTGGCTTTGGCCCACTCCCTCCGCTCTGGCGTCATATGATTGGAAAGATGAGTTTTGGAATCTAACAATTCTAAGTTTTTTATCTGATTGTTGGCTCTGTTGCCATCCTTGTGATGAATGTGAAACCCTTTTGGGATTGCACCATTGAAGTATTCCCAAACCTTTCTGTGCAAGCGTCTTGAGCCACGCACGCCTTTTTGCTGGGCTGAAAAGTAATTGCCGCAACGATAATAACGGGTTCCGTCGAATTGTTGGCACGTGTGCGAAATAACCTTTACTTTCATACGTAACGTAGTCTATCCAATCCTCAGAGGTAATGGCAATAGCTGTTTTATATGTGCCGTTTGCTAATCGAAACAGATGGTCTGGAGTACAAACAATTTCAGAATTGTCGTTAAAAACAAGTTTTATGACGTTGGCCTGTTTGCGGGTTAGTGCGCCGCACGCCTCATGGTAATAACCGTCGTGAGATAAAACTGCGACGGAATAGTTGCCGCAAAGGTCTTTAATTGGCAAAGGCCCAGAATCGGTCATTACAAGCGTATCACCAGCCAAACAAGCATGGTCATTGCCGCTTGTGTCCAAATCCTCTGGTCTTCGTTTGTCTATTGACATAGATGGTAAAGTTTCTAGCAAGTACGGGCAAGTAGCAAATATGTAAAGCAACGGAGGTTTAGCTACTAGCCTTTGTCTAATCTGGGACCACCCTGAAAGCCGGTCATTGTCAGCAGCCCTAAAACTCATCTGCTTATACTTGCTAAATACAGCTGTAAACTGATCGTTTATGCTTGGTCCACCCTCATGATTAAAGATGCTAGGGTCGGCAACAGCTACTGCATTTTCTCCCACGGAAACTGATGCAATTCTGTTAGCCTGCTCGACGTTATCAACTCCTTTTCCCCACATTTCGCGATAGATGATAATAGCTCCTTTTGGATATGGTACTTCGTTACCTCTGTCATCACGTCCAGAACTAACAGCACCCCAGACAGCAGCAAAAGGGCTACGATAACCCCAGTCATAGCCCAAATAACGAGGCCAGTGTTGAGGGACGTTAAAAGCAGCAATGATATGTTTAGAGCTAAACTCAGGAAAGTAACTACCCTCATGAATCTCAAAGTCTCCTTCTAGCCAAGCCCGCACCAGCTCTGGACTACCAACCATGTGCAAGCGGTTAATGTACTCAGGGTCACGCGCTAACAAGATTTGATTATCATGCACCCTACTTGGTATGTAGATGTAATCAAAACTGGCGCCGTTAGGCAGGTCTTTTGTTAATACTTTCATCCCTTTGGGAGCTGGTTTGATAAACAATTCCTTTAGCCAGCTATGACCTATACCACCAGGGTTGAATGTAAGGATGATTTGACCGCCTCCCTTGCCTCGTAATGCTCCAAATAGCTTCCAAATACAGGACGGGTCAGCATAGTTACCAGCTTCTTCTATAGCGCAATCTGAGAGGTTCTGGCCTTGGTACTTCTCGGCGTCAGCGTCATTAGCTAAAGGTCTAAAACGTAAGCGACCACCCGATACGAAGGTAAACTGCTTTTTCTGGTCCTGCCAATGCGCTTTAAGCGGCAAATATATCTGTTTAGCACGCTCAATAAGGTCATCAGCTTGGGGTAATTCTTTACGAAAAAAGATAGCATTGAAATGAACCCCTAATTGCTCCTGCTTGATTGCAAACTTGCCTAGTACGCCGTCAGTCTTGCCACCACCACGGGCGCCCCCATAACCAACCAATGTAATCGGACAAGCAACTAGAGCCTCTTGAGGGCCAGATTGAGGCGCCCAGACAATATGCTCATCAAGGCGCTGTTCAGCTACCCAATCACTCACAGCGGCAATACCTCTTGCCGTAAGCGGTTGGCAGCTAATTCGCAATACTTTTCTTCAATTTCAATGCCAATAACTTTCCATTGGAGGTCTTTTGCTGCTCGTAAACTACTTCCACTTCCTGCAAAAGGGTCAAGCATTGTTCCAATTTTATGACATCTTAAAAATGGATACATTACATTTACAGGTTTTTCTGTTGGATGACGAAGACTGGAACCGTTGATTCGAGGGACTTTTATAATGTCTGTTGGTCGATAAACAAAAGAATGGTTAATTCCAGGGTAAAAAGCGCACCCTTCCCACTGTCTACCGAACTCATGTTGTAAATCCCCCATGGAATGGCTGCCTTTGTCCCAAACTATAAAACTTTTTGGTTTTGGGAGTTCGTATAAATTATCCCATCGACACCATACAAACATTGCACCCGTGTATTTTAACTCTGTAAATATCCAATGCGGAAATTTATCATCGTTTGCTATTCCCCCTAATTGTTCGTGCTTTGCCCGCCAATTACTGTGATAATCCATTCCATAAGGCGGATCGGTAAGCACTAAATCGACAGGCTCTAAATGGGGTAGAATATTCTTACAATCCCCATGGTATAAAGTAACGTAATCATCTTGGTAGTAAGGCTTAATCACTTCCCGCTCACCATTACCACGTCATCGCTGTAGATCCGCTCCACGCTACACTTAGGGTTTTGGCATACAAAGTACAAACCATTATCGCCCCCAAAGTGGCTTACATACGGCTGCTCATCCTCCACCTTCATAGTGGTAATATGCTCGCACCAAGGACAACGCTTTACCTCTTCTTGACTCTCTTTAAAGCTGTGCTCAATCCCCATACCCGCTCGTAATCCCTTTGCCTTACTCTGTTACCGTTTAACCTAAAATACCAGTTACACCTAGCTGCCCCACAGTTCATCCATTCCTTAACCGTGACAATTACCCCAATAAGCCCACACCGAGGGCAGCAGTAAAAGCTACTCCTCGCTATCTTCGGGGCTAAGGTACTTCTGGATAAACTCTTCTTTCGATAGCGGCTTGGCACTCACCACACTCCTTACCTCACCGCTAATTTCTATCTGATGCTGCTCGCTCCAACCAAGCTTGGTTTTAAGCAGGTGAAGCAAGATAGGCGTATTCCCATTCATCGCTTCAGCCACCGCTACCGATGCTAGCCCCCTCTGCATCTCAGCCTGGCCCTCTAAAAACTCCTCTAGGTAGTACTTCTCTAGGATGTACGTGCTAACCCTAGCAGCAAGCGATGTAGACGCCTTAGAAAGCCCAAGGCGCGCCAAATCCCGTATCTGTAAGGCTAACTGCTCATCCCTCTGATGGTCTCTCGTATGCGGAACCTGCCGCATTATAGGAGGCAATACTTCTATAACTGCGTTTGAATCACCCTGCCGCTCGGATAAATTTGGCGACTCAATAGAACTTTCAGCCTGTTTTAAATCATCGTCATTCATAAAACGCCGGTTGGGTATAATAGGGAAATTTTATATGGGTGATTGGATATATATGTAACCGGTACCCTCTCTGTTTTCAAAAAGTTTTGGAAATTGAAAAACGTGCGTAGTAATTTCAATAAGTTAGCGGCGAATGGCATTTGAGAAACGTTTAGTTTACTAGTTTTCTGGTTCTCGTTAGCTAACCAAGGCAGGGTAACTACGCAATATCATTAAGTAATTGTGCAAACTCTGCCGATGATAGCCCCGATATCTCATGCAGTATCACCAACTCCAACGGCCAGTACATCACCTTGACCCGCTCACGATACTGCCATGCTTTCTGTGTTATACCTATCAGCTTGCCTGCCTCGGTCTGATTTAATCCCAGTAGCTTTCGTATCGAGTAGTAGAGATTGCCCCGGGGTCTACCGATAGCATGACGATACTTTGCTCGGTATCGTTTCGAGTACATTTCTTTTAGCTTATTGACCCGGGCTGAATACTCTACTCCATCAAGCATAATATCAGCGTACCCGATCTAATTATTTTGACGCTAGTGAAAATATCTGAAAATAACTGTAGACAGTAATCATCTCATACGATAAGCTGTATACAGTGATTGAGAGTAATCACTAACTAACTACGGAGAATATATGACATCAATCGTTGCACGAATACTTCTCAACACCGGTTACAGATTCCCTAAGTACGGCCTGTTTGGTCGTAATTGTCGTGGTCGCCAAGTGCTGCGCCTAGTCGGCATAAACTGCGTACGCTGTAATCTGGCAGCCGATAGCCTGCTAATGAGTCTAGAGCGATAACAAGTCGAAACTCCCTACGGGGAGTCTACCCGTTAGGCGGGTACTGATGAGACTAACTAACTACGAAGGATATATGCTTAAAGAATCAGACATACTTTTTGAGATTGGCGACTTTTGGGTATGCAAGGCGATTGGTCGCAACTGGCAAGGCTATGAGGTACTTAAAAACGGGATCACGCATAGCGTTGTAATGGCCAGTATCGGCTATAGCGGCGAAAAAGGATTGCAACGAGCGATCGAAGAGGCAAAGCAACGCCACAATCAATTGTTTTTTGAATCACGTGTCACCGTTGTACGCAATCCAATCGACGGATAGCCCCTACAATGCCCCAGGCTGCGTTTTCTATCGTAGCCTAGGGGTAACCCTACCCCAGCCTATTATCTCTCAACCTTGACCATCCTAGAGCCTTTAACAGGCTATTCAGGTATTTCATCCAAACTAATCCCCGTCTTTTCCCTTAACCAATCATATTTACCATCCTTAGTAACAAACGGTTCCTTCTTAATAGCTACTGGTATTTTTTTAATGGTAGTTTCTAATGGTAATACTTTTAATGGTAGCGGGTCATTTTGCCCCCGATCATTGGGGTCATTTTGCCCCCTATATGGGTTCAATTTGCCCCCATTCGAGGTCAGATTGACCCCGTTCATTGGGGGCGTTTTGACCCCATTCGTGTTGAGGTACCGACCCCTTCCCTTGCTCGTTTGTCGCAGTAGTCCGGCTGATAGTAATCGGCGGATCATTCGCTTGGTAGCTGATTCAGAGAATCGCAATTCCGCCGCTATATGCGGAATGGAGGCAAAGCACGGTCGCTTGTTTCTCTCAAACCTTTGAACGTAACTAAGAATTAGTGCTTCGTGGTGGGAGAAACCGGCATCAACTAGCGAAAAGTCTACTATACCTATGCGGTGTTTTTTGGTATCTTTACCCATATTGTTCCTTTTGTAAGAGCCGGTTTTACTTTCGCGAGTGACCGGCTCTTTTTTATTGTTTCAGCTAGTTATACTCCTCCAGCAATAATCCCTCAAGAAATTTTCATAACAACCGAAACTAATGCTGTACACAGTACATCGTATTGTGTAGGATTGATGCTGTAAACAGTACCTAAAAGGAGATTTATGAAATTGATACTCGCAACATTAGTGTTTGTACCGTGCGTAGCGTTCGCACAGACAGAATTAACAGATCTTGACTGGGCTATCGCTAACGGTACGTTCGGTCGTGACAACCGCGTGACAGCATCCCCTGGATTGCCGATCCAGCCCGTATTACCCGTACCGCAAGATAACGGACCATGGGGTACTGGGTATAGCATTGTTACTACTACTCGCCCACAACGCAGTATTTACGACCGAGACGTAACCGGATCTGAGACTGTACAACGGGTAGTACCGAAGGATGGGTTAGGACAGCCCATGCGCGGACTGGATCTAGGTTGGTAAAGCACAGTGGGCTTGGTGACGAGTCCACGATGCTTCACCAGTAACGGTAAGCTAACTAAGGAGATAAAAATGAAAAAAATACTTGCAATTCTATTGCTTTGTTGCACCGGTTGTACAGGCATAGAGGCTGGGGGTAAACTGTGGATAACTCGCGTTGATGAGCGACAGGAATCTCAGAAAACCCATAACGTGCCACTCAAGTGCTATCTGTGGTCTAACTGTCAATCAACCGACATTCAAGGGAGCTAAGTCATGATTGATAACATTAAACAACTTCTATTCACGCCTACGGGCATTGTTGTCACCTTGCTCCACGTTGCGTTCTTTGTGGGGTTCGTAACTTGTACGATAGGCTTCAAGGTGTACGTGCTCGGCGAAGATCCTGCTGCTATTACAGCACCGATTAAAAGTAAATGAACAAAAGCTGGATACTAGCTGGCATGGTTGCGCTTGCCTGGTACGTCTCACTACCCGCATCCGTTGTGTATCACGGGAGTAGGGTAGTTAGGCGACCAGTCGAGCCGACCAGGACCGTATTAGAGGCTGAGATAGATAGGGCCGCCGATGCCTACGGGCTAAGGCGGGCGGTTTTGAGGGCTTTGGTACGTGTTGAGAGCGCGTTTAATCCGAAAGCAGTGTCGCCGGTAGGGGCGAGAGGTATCGCTCAAATAATGCCAGCGAACCATCGTAGGTGTGGGCTTCCTGATGCTAACAAATTATGGGACGCCACGTATAACTTACGCTGTGGAGCTAAGATTTTGCGCGAAGAATTAGACGAGCACGGCGACCTACACAAAGCTTTGACGGTGTACAACTGCGGCAAGGTTAAATGCTCAGAAGGGCAGAGATATGCTGCAAAAGTAATATCTCTGTCAAAACTGTATTAAACTGTAGACACGTACACAGTAGTGGTGTATACAGTCTGCAGTTACTAACTAACTAACTAAGGGGAAGAAAATGCAAATAATCGAAATAGATTTACCTTTGTATAAAATTCAGCACAAAGGCGTGACTTTTTACGTGCGAGCAAGTCATAGCGGCGACGGTAGAGTCATACTGGACGTAGCAGATACGGGCGACACACTAATTAGAACGTGGGCCGAGCTAATTGATGCAGTCAGACAAGATTCAGAATCGCTGTACGACACACTAGATGAAGCAATCTATAACGCAACACCGGAGATGTACGACCATGAATAATCAATTAACAACAACAAACAATATGGAGATGCTTACAGCTCTCCGCAATACAGTAGCGCCTGGACTGACTGAGCCGGAGTTTCGCTTGTTTGCCGAAATGTGTCGGGCAACAGGGCTAAACCCTGCGACAAAAGAAATTTGGGCTATCAAAGCAGGGGGAC